TATATATTCCGCATTTAGGCATCTATATCAATAAATATGTAATATTTTCAGATAATTTCATCAATCACACCTAGTTCCAATGCTTCTTGTGCTGTCATATACCATTCTTTACGTTGTTTTCTAACGTTTATTAATGTTTTTTCTGGTATGTTTGTGTTTGTTGTTATTATTTCGTCGTATATTTTCCATAATCGTCTACCTTCTATCAATTCCTGTTCATGTGATGACATTTTTTCATCAAATAAACTCCATATTATTTCATGATACATGAACGTAGTCCGTTTGCTTGCGTAGCGATATGTACCGCAGGTAGCAATCGCAAACCCCATTGATTGTGCCTGACCTAATATAGTCATGTGTATTGGTGTAACGGATTGTTCAATTGCATCTATAATTGCGAACCCATCATACACATTTCCACCGGGTGAATTAAGTATTAGTTGTATTGGTTCGCGTTTATCTGCCTCTTTATTCTTATCCTCTTCGTTTATCTCGTAAATTAATCCAATTAATTCACATACTTTATCGTTTTCAATTTCTCCTAAGGTTAATACGCGACTTAAATAATCCTGTTTGCGTTGTGATGAGCGTATTGACTTAGCCATAGACCTTACTTTTCTATAAATATAATAAAACTTTTTTGACTTTACAAGTTTATTAATGTATGTTCATATGTCTCTAAGCTATGAATTGTTATTTTAAATACATCTAGTTCGAATTGTCCTATTTCTCCTGAGCCCTGAATAATTTCGGGTAGTTGTTGTAGTAGTTGAAAGTTATTTTGGTTTAGTTGTGTTGCATCAAATTCAACTACGATATCATTTTCAGCGTAAGGATCGTTGTTTTGTTTTGTTAATACACGTTTACTTAAATCGAATTTAGTATTGCTTTGTTCCATTTCAACATAATCCCACATTCGTCCTATATTAAATACTTCATCAACATATATTCTATTACACCATGGTTCTAATGCTTCAAGCAATGGTAAATTGCAATTATGAATTACAAATGCAATATTATATTTTGGTGGTATAATAGGTTTCATTAATGTATCATGTTTTACAAAATGTCCCCATTTACGAATAAAGTTTCTAGTACTTCTCATATTTTGAGCTTCCCATTCATTACTATTTTTTCCTGGAGTTGTTAATGTAGGATTAAATCTACTTCCTCTACAAGTCATATGATATACAAATCCTTCCCATGTTTGAATAAATTTTACATTATTAAGTTGAAAACGGTTGAATATATCTGAATCTTCTTTACTTTGTGGGGCGTATAAAGGGTCATGTCCTCCTATTTCTTGAAAATCCGATTTATAAAAAGCCCAAGGAGCAAATATACCTTCTGTTGGTTCTCTTTTTTCTAATTTTTTAAACCAATCTAAGAAATTATCTTCATTAAATTGTTCTGGTTCTGTTGCTCCCCACTCTACAAATATTTTTTCAGGTCCTGGTGGATGTAATGGTGGTTCAATTCTAGTTAAAGAAACAATAGTTTTAGGTTTGATATGCTTTTCAATAGCATCTAAAGCACCAGGACAAAGATACATATCGGCATGATATATCATACAAATATCATGAGATGCAACTTCATTAATTAAACGATCATATAATATGGTGTGTCCTAATCTTACAGGACCTTCATTACGAATTGCTTTAAAATGTGGGTCGTTTTTCATTGTTTCTAAACACCATTCCCATGTATTATCTTTATCACTGGAATCATCAGCTACACAGATTTCTACTGTGTGGTCACCTTGATTCTTTCTAATAGAATCATATGACCATTTAAGGTATTTTAAATTATTTCTTGAAGGTTGAATTAAAGATATTTTCATGATATTTTTCTTGATGTAGTTTCTTTGTCAATATACTCTGTTCTTTGTAGAAATCCAAATCCTCTCTTAATTTAGATGCTATTTTTCTAGCTGTTTGTAAGTCGCCTAGTGGAATAGTTAAATTAGGATGGAGGATTTGTTGTGTATCTAATCCTTCATATCCGATACAAGGTATTCCTAAGTATGAACAATTTAAAGCAAATGTTCCAGCAGCATGAGTTCTCATTAAATGAACACCGTATTTAAATTTATTTAAAGCGTGTATCCATTCTTTCCAATTCATATATGGAAGGTGATTTAACAATTGTTCTTCATTTGGTTGTTTTCTTCCCATTGATGGTGCCCATACTATATCATCTAATTCTTGAGCAATAATAAATGAATCAAATCCACCATACCAAGAAACAAAATTACCCCCTATAATAACACCTTTTCTTTCAATGTTTTCAATTATACCTACAGAATCTTCTATCATTAATGATGGCATTACTCTTACATCTGGGTGGTTTGTAAGACCTTGATAATATTTTTTATCTAATTCATTATGTGTGAAAATAATATCTGCTGATGTTAATGTGTTAAAATACCAAATCTGTTGTTCTAAAGGATAATCTTGAAAATACCAATTTGGTCCTTCTTGCATTACGGCAACCTTAGTACAACTTAATTTTAAATCATCTAAACTAAAATTTGGATTCTTTTTTGGAATTATAACAATACCTAAATCATATCTTTCCACGGGAATTTGTCCTATAGAATAATGGTCTGCATTTAATGCACACATCCAAGCAAATTCAGTTCTCATATTTTCATGAGTTCTAGGAACTTTACCATTAAATCCCATTTCTGTAAAAAAAGCTATTTTCATATTTCACTTAAAGTTTTAAAAGAAACATCATGATTATTAACTAAATATTCTAAACTATAATTTAACTGATCATAATTAGAATCGTTCCAAACGTTTTTATTCCAGTCTCCAAATATATGAGATTGAAACATCACATTACCATCATGTAGTTGGATATTGGTTTCATGAATACCATCCGCTCCAAATAACATTTTACAATCCCATTTAAAATTATAATTATGTTCATAATGTAAAGCAGCCCATTCAAAATTATTTGATAAATGTTTCACACAATATGATTGACAAACCCATCCTGGATTTCTCCAACCTTTAGGTTTTATGCCTACTGATTCCCATTCCTCATTTAACATTTTAATTCTATCAATACATTCTTGTTCAGTCATATCTGCAAATTCCATTTCTCCAAATTTACTAGCATCTGAAGTAGAATGAAAATGACCATGAGCTACTAATTCAAATATTCCTGAGTCTTTTAATTCTTTTACCCAAGATTTATTTTCTGATAGTTTTCCAGTATTATGATGGTTAGATGGAATAAATAGAGTAAATTTAGCTCCAAATTGTTTATTTAAATTAAATAAATATTTTTCTGTTTTATCCCCAAATATTCTCCATTCTTTTTTAGGATTAACATCATCTATAGCAATTGTTACATTCATATATAAATTTGACTTTTAATTAAATTAGAACCTAATTTTCCTCGAGGTATAGTGTATGTAGGAGAATAATTAGCAATAGTATCATTTACTCCACTTTGATTACCTACATTAAATTGAGCTTTAGATTTAATTAATAATTGAATTCTAGCATCTGTTTGAGATAAATTATACGATTTATTATAAGTTAATCCAACTTCTTTAGATTCCCAATAAAATATAGGAAGATTAAATTTATCAAGAATAGATTGTATTTTATTTGAATCTTCATTTTCCCATCTATTTGAAATAAGTAAAGTTCCAAATTTACCATCCGAATGTTGTTTGATAATATCATCAGCTATTTGATGTTCTTCTGGAGTCCAGAATAATTCTGGTTCTATATTATCAAAGGAATTTATTTTCCAAAATCTTAACAATTGAACCATTAACGGTTCATCTTTATCTCCATCATAAATTCTATAATGGTCATTATATACTTCATTTTCAAATGAATCTATAAAACCATCAATATAAGGATTATTATCAAATATATAATGAACTACTTGAAAAGGATCAGACCAGGATGGCCAATTTCTTTCTAATCCTCTAAACATTCTTTTTAACAGGATAGGAGAGGGGATATAAACTTTACAATCAGGATATTTTTCTTTAAGTTTTCGAGGAAAAGAAGAAATAATTCCCCAATCACCTAATCCAAAACAAGTTCTTAAAATAATAAATTCTTTTTTATCTAAATATTCATCTGGAATGAAGTAAGGGTCTTCTAATGGAAATCCCAATTTAGCAACTTCTCCTAAAGGATAAAGATAATTATTATATGTTCTCCAAAAAACCATTAAGATTTTTTAATTCCATAAAACATTAAATCTTTATGATTATGATCTATTTCAAATGAAAAATCTTCAAATATTTCATCTACATTAATAGATTCTCTCACATTATCTTCTGTTATGTTCATATAATAATCTGACCATTCTCCCACTAATAAAGGAGCATCCTTATGAGATGTTTTTCTAGTTCCGTGTTCATGTCTTCCAGTAGTAGCACAAGTAAAGAGAAACATACCTCCTGGTTTCAACATTCGAACAATATTTTGAAGGCTTTTTTGATAATGCATATCGTGTTCAAAACATTCTGTAGATATAATAAAATCAAATTCTTGATCTTTTCCGTCAAACTCATGTATAGTAGATACAACATCTACATTTTTTCCTTCTCCTACGTCAATTCCTGTGTAATTACAATTTGTAAAAAGATAACGGTTATTTCCGTTAATATCTAAAGATCCACAATCTAAAACTTTTTTTCCTGTAAATTTTTCAGGGAATTTATTTTTAATTTTAGTGCAATAATCAATTTGTTCTTGATGAGCCATATTTAATTTAATTTAACGTTTATTTATTATTATAATTGAATTCATAAAATTTATTGATTCTATATCTGTTCTTATGTTTTCTTTAAAATCAATGACTTTTTGTATAAGATAATCTTCTCTTCGAGCTACATTAGGCTGAATTGAAGAATAATGACCTTTAAAGTTTACATCATCTATTAATTTTTTAAAATATTCAACTGATGTAGTTTGTAAGTTAAGTCCACCTTCATATTCATCCCAATAAGAGCAGCAAGTATCTTCAACAATATAAACTCCTTGTTGTTTAACATGGGGAAATAGAATTTCAAATGATTTTATCATATGACTTTGCAAATGTGAACCATCATCTAATATCATATCAAAAGGACCATATGTTTCAATTACTGTTTTAAGAAAATCTTTATCAACTTGAGAACCAATTTCTATTTTAATATTATCTTTTTCATATTGTTTACAACTAGGATTAATATCTACCCCTATAATAGTTGAATTAGGAAAATACTCACTCCAAGTTGATAAAGAGCCTCCTTTAAGAACTCCTATTTCTAATAATTTTATAGAATCTTCTCGTTTGAATGGTAAATATTTCTCATACTTAACACAATAGTTATGAATTAATGAACTTTTATCGGTCCCATATTTGATAGCAATATCATCTAATGTTTTGTAAGGTGTCATAATAACTATTTTGTTTTTCTTGTCGTTCAATTGTTTTAGGATGAATTAATTCAAATCCATTTGGTAAATCAGCTACTACTCTAGCACCTATTATTACTTCATGTACCTTATTTTTCCATTCTATTTCAGGTAAGTTTTTAATTATACGCATTTGAAAATCAGGATAATTAACCCATCCTTCTGGATTAACATACCATCTCCATCGTTGAATATGGTCTTGAGTTAAGCCTTCAACTGTATTAACACGTGGAACTCTAAATAGTTCTACATCAGGATTTAGTTCTAATACTTGAGGTAGATTACCAATTAGAATATATGAAGGATATTCATCAGCATCAATTTGAAAAATATAATCTCTAGTACATTTACTTTTAAGATTATTTTTAAACGATGCAAAGTCTCTATTTAATGGAAATTCAATTAAAGTGAAAGCAGGATATTTATAACATACCTCTTTTACCTCTTCAGTTGCAGTGGTATCAAGCTGAATTACTACTTCATCTATATCCTGAATGTTTTGGTCTAGGATGAATAATAGACGTTCTAATTCTTCATGCTCATTGTGAGCTGTAATTGCATAACTAATTGAGGGCATAAATTATTTTTGATTAAAGTAACCTATATATTCTAAAGCATCCATAAACTCACGTTCAGGATATTCTTTTTTAGTTGTCATGTCTGGTTTACCATCTTTAGATTGTACAGCGGACCATTTCCAATCCTCAATTGATCTACCTTCAGCAAATACCATCGATTTATCATCTAACACTACACTATTTGGGTACCAATATTTTCCACCTTCATCTTTATGTTTAAGTGCTTTGTATAGTTCTGGAAGTGTTTCTTCCATTTCAGATGCGTTTTTATCGTTAATGGTATTGTTAGATGTAAATCCACAACCCATACAGATCCAAATAGTTATTCTATTATTTGTTATTTCACTACATGCATTCGATCCGCATCTAGTACAATCTACTAATTTTTCAGTCATTATTCTACTTTTTTAAGTTTTGGTAACTCGATTTTCTTTAGTTGGGGTAATTTAAGTTCAACTGGTTTTGGGATCTTATTATCGATTAATTCGATTAATTTTTCACCCATTTTCTCTAAACTAAATTCTGTACGTGAACGATACGACTGTCTTTTTGCTCCCTCACTATATTTTTTAGAATTTTTAAAGATATCTTCTAATACATCAGCTGCTTTTTTATAATCAACTGTGAACCAGCTGCTTTCAGGTATTAGCATATTTTGTACTACTGCTGAAGGGTGTATTTGTGTTAGTTGTCCTGGGAGTAATATTGACATTTCTTTATCTAAGAAATCTAAATGTCCACTATATGCAGGAGCAATTACTGGTTTTTGACTTACTGACGCTTCAAGTAAAGGTCTGCCATATCCTTCTCCTTTAGTGAATGTAACGTGTGCTTTTACTTTTGGGTGGTTGTATAGTTCATTTATTTCTTCATCAGTTAATTCACCATGTAATAGATAAATATTTGGGAGATCACTATCACCTACATGAGCACGTATTTGATTTATTTTCTCTAATATTTCCTCTCTATCCATTATTGAATAGGTAGCGGATGATGTTTTAAGAATTAAACCTGGTTTCTTACCTTTACCTTTAAATGTTTCAAGGAATGTTTTAATTAACATACCTACATCTTTTCTATCTTGTCCTATTGCTCCTTGTAGCCAATGTCCCGTAAATTCAAATAAAAAATCTTCTTCTATACTTTCTAATATTTGATATATTTCACTTTCTGATTTTTTAATTTTTTTCATGTTTAATTTATTTTTTATATTTCCAAATAAAACCATAAGCGGTTTTTTGTTTTCCTTTACAACAATCCGTTATATTATTAGATCCTTTCCCTCTTAAAATATATTCTGCTGTTGATGCACTAGGCCATTCTTTAATAAAATTACCTTCTAAATCGTATTGGTTAGTTTTAGAACCTCTTGATTTTATTATACCTTCTTTTAAAGATATTTTATGTTCATTAGAAAATGGTTTTCTCATCTTTTGTTTTCTTTCTTCACTAACTTTTTTTCCTTTTTTAGATTTACTTATTTTATTACATGTTTCTTTGTTTAGTTTTTTTCCTAATCTTTGATTTCTTAAAATTAGTTTTGTCTCTTCTTTCATAGCACCTCCTTCACCACCTTCTCTTAAATTTAAACCATTATTAAAACTATTATAATATTTAATCCAATATACTTCACGTTCATTTAATTGTTCAATACTACACTCTTCAATTATTTCAAAAATATGATGTTCAACTCCATATTTATTTAAAGAATTTTTTATTTTAGTTTGTTTTATATGAACATGATATTTTTTATATTGACTCCATCTTTTATGAATATTAATGCTTTGTCCTATATAAATTTTTCCACTAGGACTTGTTATTTTGTAAATTCCTATAATATCTTTGTTTTGCTTTTGCATCTTGTTTTTCTTTATTTTTCCAATAATATTCACGGGACCATTTACGTCTTGCTTCAGATTTTTCTTCTTTAGTTTGATATTTTTTAATTCGCCCCATGATAATAAATATATGAAAATTTATAAAGCCAACAAAAAAGTTAACAAATTAATCTACCCATTCTATTTTTTGAAATATATTAGTATCTACTCCTTCAAACAACACTTCTACTGGTTTTTCTAATTTAATAGTTCTAACTACTCTATTATTTTGACTTGCATCACGCTGTTCAAATGCTGCTGAGGTAAATACACTTTTAGCATGTTCTGATGATACTAATGTCAAATCCATTCTATTTAATCCATCAATCCATTCAGGAGCACATACTGTAGTTTCTATACCTGCAGTTACACCTATGTTAAATTTACCAATTGGTTGAAATTCGTTTGGTACTGTTATTTGCATCCAAACATCAGGTTGTCTTGGTAGTTGTGGTTGATTCCAAACGCAGTCTAAAATTTGTTTATGTTCAGGATTATCAGCGTTTAAGAACCCAAATGGAGTCGATCCCCATCTTTGTGGTATAATCTTAATATCGTATTTATCTGATTTGATAAGCGCTTTTACAATGTCCCTACTACGTGCTCCATATCCACTCCACGTATCAACTGGCGCGCTTATAAAGAATAATGGTTTCATATAACTTTTTTATTTTAAATTTACTTAATTAATTTTAATTTTCCAACTTCTTTACTGCTTTAGATTTTCTTATAGCAGCTCCTAACTTTAATTTATGTTCTTCAGATAATACACGTCCTTTATTTCTAGTTTTACCTTTTTGAGATATTGACATTTTTTGTTTTGTTTTGTCAGAGTGTAGCTTTCCTGTTTTAGATAAAACTTGTCTTTTAATACTCTCTTCAGAACGAGATTTTCTTGTAGGGTTAAAAGATTTAGGTTTACGCATTTTTTGTTTTGTTTCTTCTAAAACTATTCTTCCTGTAAGAGAAATACTTTGCTTTTGTTTTGTTTCCTTAGATTTATATCCTCCTTTATTACTATCGTATATTTCACAAAATAATGTTTTACCCCAACCAAATTCATTTATAAATTGTTGTTTATGATAAGATTCACGTTCATCTAATTGTTCAATACTGCATTCTTCAATAACTTCAAATTTATGATTCTCAACACCATATTTTAATAGTGAACTATATATTTTTGGTTGTTTTTTTAATTTATCATTTAGATTATTATATCTATACTTCCATGTTTTATTAATATCCGTACTTTGACCTATATATACTTTACTTGTTGGGCTTGTAATTTTGTATATTCCTATTAGTTTCATTTATAATCAATTTTTCAATTAGTTTTTGCATTTTCAAACCATTATCATTACAGTATTGTTTTAACTGTTCATGAATTTTAATGTTAATTTGAATTGCTTTTGTTATTTGTTTCATCGATTATAAATATATGAAGACTATAGAAGACTATAGAGAAGTATAGATTATTTAGCTATAGCATAACGAACGTAATGTTTTGGTTGTTTTGGTGTTTCTACTTGAATTAATTCAAATCGATGACGTGGTTGGAATTTAGCAAACGTTGTATCAATTCCATCAATAACGTTTTTACACATTAATCTTGCTGATTGCATTGATTCATCTGATATAACCCACTCATAAGCCGCATCACATTGTTCTTTATATAATTCAGGATTATTAATCTTGGTATCATATAATTTGGTAATTTGTTCTGCTATATGGAACGGTTCTGCTCTATCATCAAAGATATAAGGTGTTGGTACTGATCCTAGTAATGATAAGTTACTTGGAAATACTGGATAAGCCCATTTACCATGTTTCTTATATTTACCTCTATGATTTGAACCGAATTCTTCAGTGAATTTAATCCAATTACCATTCTCATCTTCAAAGCGCATTTGGTCTTGCATACCACCTGTTACTGTAGCTATAATTGGTTTACCACACATTCTAGCTTCAGTTAATGATAATCCCCATCCTTCATTACTTGATACTAAAGCACATCCGTCTGTAGCATTATAAAGTAAATTCATTACGTTTGATGGGTATTTTCCTTCATCAAATATTATATTGTATTTCTTTTCATTACCAAATAACATTTGTCTTACTGCTTCTAAATCAGTTCCATTTTCATCTACTACTTGAGTATGTAATACTAAAGCTGTTTTAGCTGCTTTATCTTCTGGTAATTCATCAACGAATATCTTCCAAGATAACATTAAATCAGGAACTGATTTACGACGAATATTTCTTGCATTATATAATAAAGCAAAGTCATATTCTTTACCCTTATATAATTGTTTTTTAAACTCTTGTAATGCAAGATATTCTGGGTGTTCAGTTGTGATAGGGAAGAAATATTTTTCATTGATACCGTGAGGAACATATTTAATAACTTTATCAGCTGATATTTCTGTTCCTAGTACACATCTATTAATGTTTTCTGTTTGTTTACTAATTGCAAGTAATGCATCACATGATTCATAGAATGATTTGTTATACATTGGATAAGGTAAGTCATCCCAAATGTTTAGATAAATCATTGGTATATGTTTTCTAATTTCATGTTCCATTTGGAACAACCAAACCCAATATCTTGGATCTGTAAACATCATAATAGCGTCTGGTTGTTCGATTTGCATTATTTGTTTTAGAAACATAGCATCACCATAGCCATTTGATGGATATAGGAATACACTAGCATCATCTATACCAGCATTTTTACCTGTATCTTCACTAATGTCAAATCGTTTACCAGCATCTGGGTGGTTAATAGCACCACCAATATTCACCCAATTATAGTGATGTGCTGTACCTACAACGATTTCACGAGCCATCGTGGATATACCAGATGTCATTCTAATGTCGTCGCAAAGTAATAGAATTTTTTTCCGTTTGGATTTTTCAATATAACCTTCTTTCATGTATTTTATAAATTTATATCTTTTATTTTTTCTATTGCCTGTGGGGGAATATTATTCATAGTAAAATATCCTTTTTCGGGATAATTTGGGTCTTTATATAATTTAAAATATTGAGGGATTTTGTTTGTATTAATTTGTAATACAGCATAATCTTTTATTCCTGTTATCTTAGACATACGATACGCTAAATTTTCTACATCTCCAAGTGATCTTCCTAAATATACTCTATCTGGGTGGTAAGACGCTTTTGATCTTGATTTAGGGACTAAACCTATCTTTAAAATTTTATCTGTGTTTTGTATTGGTGTTATATGATATAACACAGACGGTGTTTTATCTACTGATTCTTCATTAAATTTGGCTTCAAACCTGATTTGCATATCGGTTGAAGGATGGATATCTTCATTCCATTTTCCGGTGTATGATTTGGATATAACATATGAAGGAAACCATCCTAAAGTATCAGCATATTTCAAAAAGTTGTTAAATTGTTTTTTGGAAAATAAATGGAAAGTTACATGAAAAACATCATCGTTTTGCTTTCGATATTCAAAACCATAATTAAATTGCTTTTGTAATAGATTTATTGTTTTTCCTATATTAACGGTTTTACTTAAACCTTCTTTAAGATTTAATTCAAACTCTTCTTTATACACTTCAAACAATAAATCTATTAATTTCATATACTTCCTGTAAATTCTGTGTCTAATTGATTATGAATTGTTTTTCTGAATTCTTCATCTGTTAAATACAAGTACATACTACGTTCTGTTAATTTTTGTACGCTGAATTTGTGTTTAACACATGCTATTTTAAATTGTTCAAATAAGTGATCAGGAATCTTCACTGATGTTAATTGCATGTTTTGTTTTGCCATAATAATATATTTGAATATAAATATATACGTTTAGGCAGAAACCGCAACCTTATCACAAAGTTCTGGTTTGTCTGCGAAAGGACACCATTTGCAACTACTTTCACCTACATTCTTAATATACGATTTTATTCTCGGTTTTCCACCTTCATCAAAGCAATCTTTAACGAAACTTTCAAATTTCTCTATTGCTTGTCTTCGTTTGGATTTTCCGCTTGCTGGTTTAAACTCTTGGACTCTGGGAATTGGATATTCTGATTGTTCATATATTTTTCGCTTAACGATAAAAAATTCGACATCGATTTGTTCCACATCGAATCCATATTGTCTAGCGAAAAATTCTTTGTAGAGCAAGATTTGAGCAATTTTTGTTTCATCCTGTTTTTCATGGTCTTTCCATCCACGGGTCGACGTTTTGATGTCATA